CTCCTGATTGTAAGTTGGCAGAAAGCCGGCGATACCACGGGCTGAGGCAACGTCGCGCCGTTGCTCAGTCAGATCTTTGCGAGCCCACTCGAGGATGTGGGGATTCGCCTTCGCCACGTACTCTTTGACGTACCAGTCAAAGAGGGGATGCTCACAGCAATTCTCAGCTATCATGATGCATCGCAGTGCAAACATATCGGCGCTCCATTTCTTTGGGCTATGAAAGCGTTCAGGATAGACCTGGCTCGTCACGTTCCGAACCAGGGAATACACGCCAGCAGCACGGACCTTGCCAGTGTTCCCATTCCAGTCAGAGCAGAAGTACCTCTGAAGGAAGCCTGTGTGATCGTACGCAACCTCTTGTTTGTCGGGGTTCCCCGGGAGCCCGGCGTACTCAAACTCTCCACAGACCAGCTCAACGAAGTCCTGGATCTGACGGCTGTTCCAGTCAACAGCGAGCACCCAAAGCTGGTCATCACCAATCCCCATAGCACCAGCGAACTGCACCTGGTACTTAAGACGGAGGTAAATGCAGAATATGTAATTCCACATCGTCTCGAGGAAGTTTGTCCACTCGGATCCGGATGGCATAGTGTGCAGCTCGTCCAAGTATCCGAGGTTAGTGATGATCGGCACCTCAAACACATAGCGGATGATCGTCTCAAGCTCATCCCACCATTGCGTCTGAAAGTAGTGCTTGATGACATCAAACACTTCCAATCCATGCTGCAGGTTGAAGTGTTGATCCATCTTGGTGTAGTCGGCACCAAATTTGAGTCCGGCATCCCACAGGGAGGAGACCTGTGATTGTACCGGATTCCATCCTTCCCAGGGGGTGAAGAACGGGACTTTCTTGGCACGAAGATAGTCCTGAAGCCGCATCTGGAAACGCTGTCCACAGACATTCACGGACATGGAAGCCATGAATATGCTTCGAGCGTTACGGCCAGTCTTCCCCATGGTGGCTCGGGTACCTAGAACGCAAGGATAGCGCTCAGCAATGCAGACTGAGGGGCTAGCACAGGCTGCTGCTTCGGCAAGAGCTTCCGGCGAACTACGCTTCTTGAAGAGGCGCCAACCAGAGTTGGTATTGTACTTGTCCTCCGAAATCCCGCGAGCCAGGACCTCCTGGATAGTGTAAGGGCACCCGGTCTCATTAAACCCCAACTGTTTAATGGCCTGAGCTTTCGCCTCGCGCCACACCGGATCGTGCGTGATGGCAGGGGTGGCTAGATGAGAAAAGTATTCCTCAAGACCCCTCAGCCTATCCTTCAGTGGTGCTGACCCTCCCTGTGGGCCGTACTTTGACATACGGGACTTGTCCCACTCGGCGAGCTGTAATAGGTCCTGCATGCCGTCCAAGCGGTGCAAGACTGGAGCGATAACTTCCTGTGGATCCTGGATGCTCTCATAAAACCAAGACCTAGGCGTATCTTTTGTACCGTGCTCGAGACGGTAAAGCGCCGACTTTAGTCCTTGAGTAGTGCGCGCTACTTGTCGAACCTCTGTTGGCAACTGTAAGAACTTCATGCGAATTCTCCTT